CTCCACCATTTTGTAGACTATCTCAACGTCGCACACGTCTCCCAGTATGCCGCCAAAGTCAGCGCGTGCGAAATACTGCTCACTCACGTTGCCAATGTGCCAGTTACCTTGCCCGTATTCACCGTCGAGCCACTCAAACAGATTGTCCACAAACGCTTCGTCATCATCATCCAGCAAAGTGTAATCGTTATTGACCAGCGCCGGAAGTGCGAACTCTGGTATTTTGTAGGTAGTGCTCTCGAATTCAATTGTCATTAGTAGTCTACTCCTCTCTTGCCTAATTTCCTCAGCCACCGCATCAGCGGCGCTCTGTTTTTAATACGCATGACCACGCGCGCAGGATCATCGTGTCGTTTTGTATAGTCCAGAACTTCCCATTGGTGCTCCATGTGGTCGTACCAGATGACGTATCCTAGAAAGTGCATTAGTCCGTTCCCTCAGGTTGTAATTGATTCAATGGTGGCGCACCAGTCTCTACCTAGTAGCTTTTCAGCATCGGAGTAGACAGTCGCTAGATCAGCATGCGGTGCCCAGTTCCTAATGTGTATGGTTGCATCCGCATCGGTATCACGAAAGACTGATCGGAATCTTCCGGAGTCAGTGTTGAATATCAGCACTTCCAGACCGTCTTCAGCGGTTACCAATTGGTCGATTAAATCTGTTGTATGCATTATGCCACCTCCACAAGTGAGTTGATGTAGTCCTGAGACACTGTGCGGCCTACGTCCTTACCGCCTAGATACTGATTGATGTGCTTCGTGGTAGTGACTGAGTAGTGCTGTGCAGTCCTGAAGGCTCCCTGATCGTCATAGCCAGCGACGGGCGTTCGGTAGCTGAAGAGCACCGTAGTATTGCCCACAGTGAGTTCTGTCATATTGCTCTTGATTGGTCGTAATTGCATCTCGTGTTGTCCTCATGTAATGTCAGTTGATGTGCCCATCATACGCTCATGGATGCTGAAGTCCAGCACTTTTTGCACGATCCATGATATCTCCAGAATCTTGAGGTTTCTACAGATTGTCTATTGTTGGCACAGTCTGTGCTAGTGCTGTCTAGTGGGTACTACATAGGCCCTCACATGTCAACACTTGACTCCCAGCTCCACCTATGGTTGCGCCCCGTGTCGCTACCACGGATCGCACCTTATGTCAACACTTGACAGCCCGTGTCATCTGTGGTTGCACCTCGTGTCGCTACACTAGTTTGGCCATCGTGTCAACACTTGACAGCTTGTGCTGTCTGTGGTAGGCCCAGAGTTGGCACGATTCTTGCCTTGGTGGGTCAAATGTTGGACCCGGGGAGGGGGATTGACTGTTGTAAATATTTGTAGTAGCACCCCGGGCACAAAATAGGTCAAATTTGAGTAAAAATTAAGTAAAACTGACGTTTATTCACGAGTTGCATGTCTTTGATTCCCCTCAGGAATACATGAGCAAGCTCAAAACAACAAAAGGTGCGCCCCTGGCGGCACAAATGTAGTAAAAAGTACACCAAATGTAGTAAAAAGTACACCAAAGTTCTTGACTTTTGTAAAAAAATATGGTATAATATAAAGCAGATACTAAGGAACAAATAATGTTTAGCAACAACAGCGATAATTAATCTTATTTAAGGAGTAGCTGAGGCTGCTCAACATCAGTATCTCCTAAGACAAAGGAGGCAATACGATTGTCAGAAGAAGAAACATTAGTTAAACCTAGAAAACGAGGTAGACCTAAGAAATCATTAGTAGAAGCACACAAGAGTGGCTCCAGAGGTGCAGTAGGTAGACCCAAGGGTGACGCAGCTATCATCAATGAGTACAAAGCTCGTATGTTAGCGTCACCTAAGTCCCAAAAAGTCCTTGACAGCATCATGAATGCTGCACTAAACGATGAACATAAGAATCAAGCAGCAGCATGGAAGCTACTAATGGACCGTATGTTACCCATTAGTTACTTTGAGAAGGACAAATTAAGTGGTGGTAGGAACAGTGTATCCATTACCATCAGTGGCATCAACACAGAAGCTACAATAGACACGGGCAGCACTTTAGAAGGAGACTACACTGAACATGAGTGAGTTCAAGTACTTTACTATTGACGAGTTTGACTGTAAGGAGACTGGTAAGAACGAAATGTCCACCAAGTTCCTACACAGGTTGGACGAGCTTAGAGAAGCCTGTGGTTTCCCTTTTACAATCACAAGCGGCTACAGGTCAAGAGAACATAGTGCCGAAGCACACAAGAAAACTGTCGGGCAGCATGTACTTGGTGTAGCCGCTGACATTGCTGTAGCTGACGGTGTACAACGTAGGAAGATCATTGAGGAAGCACTCAAGATGGGATTCAAGGGTATCGGTGTAGCCAAGAGCTTTGTCCATGTGGATGACCGTGTAACTACACCAGTGATGTGGACGTACTAAATGAAGTATTCCATAGGTAAAAACCTGACGGCTGGTGTATCCAACACGTTATTCACAGTACCAGAAGGCTACCACTGTTACGTCACGTACCTGTTCATTGCTAACGCTGGTGGCTCCACAGCCTCCGTGAGCGCTAGTTGGAACGACGGTTCTACCATTACCTTCCAAGGTGCCAAGTCAGTCAACGGTGGTGACAACTTAGTCTTTGGTGGCCCAGAAGGTGCAATCCTAGTTATGACAGACGGAGATTACCTAAGCATTACACCGGACGCGGGTTCAACCTTTACAGCTATCTGTACGTTTGAGATGGTCCCGCATCAAGCTAGTAACTTTGACCTAACGATCTAGTGTCGGAATTAAATATCCAGTTGCTCCCGTGGCAACAAGAGGTCTGGGAAGACCCCACAAGATTCAAGATCGTTGCTGCTGGTAGACGTACAGGTAAATCACGGTTAGCTGCTTGGTTGCTGATTGTGAATGCACTACAGACTGACAAAGGTACGGTGTTCTACGTAGCGCCTACTCAGGGTCAGGCTAGGGACATCATGTGGGAGACCTTGTTGGACTTGGGGCACCCAGTGATCTCAAGTAGCCACATCAACAACCTGCAGATTAAGCTGGTCAACGGTGCAACAATCAGTTTAAAAGGCGGAGACAGACCAGAGACCATGCGTGGTGTCTCCCTGAAGTTCTTAGTGTTGGACGAGTACGCCGACATTAAGCCCGATGTTTGGGAGCAGATCCTAAGGCCAGCACTGGCTGACCAGAAGGGTAATGCGTTGTTCATTGGCACACCAATGGGACGTAATCACTTCTATGATCTGTACAAGTACGCAGAGTTGTCGGACGATGACTCCTACAGATCATGGCACTTTACGAGCTATGACAACCCACTACTGGATAAGGAGGAAATAGACACCGCTAAGAAGTCCATGTCCAGCTATGCGTTTCGTCAGGAGTTCATGGCGTCCTTTGAAGCCAAAGGCTCCGAAATGTTCAAAGAGGACTGGATTAGGTTTGCTGACAAGAGACCTGAGTTCTTTGACTGTTACATTGCTGTGGACTTAGCGGGCTTTCAGGACGTATCCAAAAAGAAATCAAAGAATACCAAGTTGGACAACACGGCTATCGCTGTTGTGTTTGCCAATGAGGACGGGTGGTACGTAGAGAATATCATTTATGGGCGCTGGACGTTAGAAGAAACTGCACAGAAGATCTTTCAAGCCGTAAGGGACTACAAGCCAATTAGTGTAGGTATAGAACGAGGCATAGCGAAACAGGCGGTAATGTCCCCCTTGACAGACATGATGAAACGGAATGGGTTCTTCTTTAGAGTGGAAGAACTGACACATGGTAATCAAAAGAAAACTGACCGTATCATGTGGGCTTTGCAGGGTAGATTTGAACACGGCCTAATAGCGCTCAGCAAAGGGGAATGGAACAGCAGGTTCCTAGATGAGTTGTTCCAGTTCCCCGATGTATTAACGCATGATGACCTAGTGGACGCTTTGGCCTACGTAGATCAGCTTGCAAAAGTGCCTTACACTGGCGACTTAACTGAGTACGAGGACTTTGATGTCCTGGACTCCGTATCGGGATATTAATATATGGAAGATTTCAACGAAGAAAACAAACCGTTGATGATTGAAGAGAGCCTAGAAGACTGGGTGATGCACAAGTGTAACTCATGGCGTGATCACTT